TGGATTGCCACCGACACCTTCACTTGTATGGTGGCAAACAACTACTGCTGCACCAGTCTCACGCGCCCACCATTTAAGTTCACGCATAAGGGTACGCAATCCACCCCACTCATCTTGTCCATCCATGGTTACATCAACTGCGTTGTCTAAGATAATCATCTTGACATCTTCACCCAAGCGTTCTCTTGATGCAAGGATTGCATCTTCAACATCCTTAAGCGTAGGTGCAGAATCAAATTCCCACATGATGTGGTCGGCAGGCTTTAACATCTGTGCTGCCCAATCTCTATCGGCTTCCATCAAAGGCTCAACATCTTGTTGTGCTTTGCCCGTTAACATAGCAAGCAAACGCAAACTCATAGTGTGTGAGTGTGTATCTGCTGATATGTACAAGGTGGGAACCAACGCATTTACTGCAAGAGATAATGCCAATGTAGATTTACCAGCCCCTGGAGGACCAGCAATCATGGACACTTCGCCATATCTAAACATGGCTTGCTGCTCTGCAAGAGAGCGCCACACGATAGGAACTGTGGCACCCCCTTGAGAGGCAGTCTTAATAGCGCGAGAAAGCAGGCGCACTGTTAAGCCTTAGCGTTGCATGCAGACTCTCTTGGCTGTGCGCACGCATAGAAGGATTTGTATGGCTTTCCAGCCTTACTGATTCCCGCAGGCACGAAGCGCATTGGTGCGCCGTGGTCACAGTTAGGTAATGCACCAGTTGCTGGTGCTGGAGCGATTGGTGCTGGTGCATAGTTATGTACTGGTGCAACGGGTGGTAATACTGATTGTGGATTAAGACCTGCTGCTTGCAAATTGGCAACTGCAACATTGGCTGCACTGCCTGCGTTTACTACTTGTTCTAGTGTCTGAATATCAGGGATGCGCAACTGCAATGCATCAATGTAGATGTCCAGTTCCTGCTCTGTCCAAGCACGGATGTTTAGAAGGGTACCTGCTGGGGTCTTGAGGTTAATCTGAAATGGTGCTTCGTTACTCATGTGATTCGCTTCCTGTTAGTTCGGGATATTTGTGTGAGTCCTTGCCGTTCACTGCATAGCATGCTGCATTTACTGAGCAGGTACCACACATGAAGCCTGGGTTTGGGATGAAGATGTTGTTTTCTACAGCCACTTTAAACCCTGCTACTTGCACGCCGAGGCGTTGTTCTGTGTAGTGAGACAAGTCAAAGAGGTCGGATAGTTCTCCCGTTCTTGCCATCCAGTACGCACCCTTACTTGGGCGGATACCAAATGTTTTCTCTACCAGTGTTGCGTAAGTACCCAACTGTGCGTGGGACTTAGGTTCCATCTTACTTGTCTTGATGTCAATGACAACAAGTTCACCATCAGGGCTAACCATGAGTCGGTCAAGAAACCCACGCATGTTTATGCCATTGACTGTCTGTAGCAGTTCTGTTTCAACTGCTGGCTTGCCATCTGGTAATAGGTACAGTTGGAATCCACTGTCCTGACGGAATTGAATCCAGAAGTCAAGCATCTTAGGTCCTTTGTCTAGCCACCATTGAGCATCTTCCTTGTTGGGGTATGCCTTAGTAGCAGTTCCCCCTGCACGGAAATCTTTTCCGCTTTCAAGGGCAAGGGTAAACTCTTTCTTCCACTCTGTATTAAACACGAAAGTAGAATCAAAGTTTGCTTGCGCTTCTGGTGATGCTAGGTCGTAGACCTCAGTGCTAACATGCAGAGACTTGCCACCCACTAGCCAGTAGGATGGGTTCTCTGGCACGCCTTGTACACGGCTTAGATAAAAGTTCCAACCACAGTTGAGCCAAGTTGTCATGGCGCTGTGGGAAACATAGTTCCTGCCAGTTAGATTTTCTAATGTAGTCATTTACTTCCTTTCAATAGAGGAGACTACTGCACAATGTCTCTCTTATAGTAAATTAACTATGGCGTGTCGCAAGAATTTTAACAATAATTCTGTATACACTCTGTTCGTGCAGAACAAGATAATACTCTACCTAAAGCGTAAGCGTATTAAGCAGCAGCCTAGCAGGTCCTTAGACCTGCGTGGCACACCTACACATGCGTGTATTTGTGGGAGTTTATTGTTCTCAGTTAAGTGTATGTTTGAGGATGGCGAGATTTCGCTTTGGTTTACAGATGCAGAGTGCGCCCTATGTGGGGCGTTAGTCACAGTACCTACGCCAGTGGATGAGAACTATGCCGAAATATGATTTTCAATGCAACTCCTGCGACATAGTGCAAGAGTTGCTACTTAACATTACTGAATCTGATACGGTTCCACCGTGTTCATTATGTGGAGCAAGTATGAAGCGTGTGTACACACCTCCTGCAATTTCTTTCAAGGGACCAGGGTTCTATAAAAACGGGGGATAAAGAATTCCGTAGCAATTAGGGGAAGGTTGCTTCGGGATACAAAACAAAAAAAGACCCGCCTCGGAATAAAATCCAGGGCGGGTCTTTTCTTTATGTCTTAAGACTTACTTCTTTAAGCCAAACTCTTTTGCTGACTTGTCGAGATACTTGGCAGCAGGTCCTACAAATCCAGCGATGAAGGCGTAAGCCAATACCTTTGGTTCGTGTTCTCCTGCCATGTATAGTGCTACTACTGCTGCACCTGCTGCGCGAGCATAGGTGAGAGCGACTTGCTTAAGTGTATTGATGTCCATTGTTTCTCCTTATGACTTAAACACTGGCTTGCCGAAGCCAACCACTGTTACTGCTTGTGACTTGCGTAGTTTGGAACCGTTCTTCTTCTTGAAGGCTCTTGTCTTAAGACAGACTTGACCGCCATTACGCTGGTCGCCTTTCTTATCAGGGGCTGTGTTGCCCTCGATGCAAGTAACCGTTCCGTCTCCATTGTCCTTGACTACGATACCAACATGTGAGATGCGGTCTACACCATCGTTAGGGAAGTCAAAGAATACGATGTCTCCTGGTAGTGGCGTAGCGGTATCGCTTGCCAACTCCCATTGACCCTTCTTTTCAAATGCTTTAGCGCCTACAACCGTAGATACACAGTTAGGAATCTTGAGTCCAACTTCATTGGCGCACCAGTTAACAAATGACCCACACCATGGCAAGAAGTTTGCCTTAGTGAAAGCACCGTACTTGGTTTCGTTATCCTTTGGACCTTCAATTACTCCAAGTTCAGTCTTTGCTACTGCAATAAAGTCTGCACGCTGTCCCATTATTCACTCGCTTTCTTATCAACCTTAGCAAAGGCTGCATTGATTTCATCGGCAGATAGATTGCCATCGGCTAAGAAGAAGCGGGCAAGGGCTTCAAGTACACGGGCGCAACCAAGTGCGCCAGCCAATACTGCTGCTTGCCATACTTCGATACCTACTAGAGAACCAGCACCGATAACACCAAGTGCCTCTGCTGCAATAACAGCAAGGATTCTCATCATTACATTTTTAAATGTATCCATTATTCATCATCCTTTGTAAAGAAAATTATTACTTCTGATAACACCCATGCCACCGCCCACAATGCAATGATTGCTGTTGCTGTCATAAGACCTAACTTTGTTGTGCCATCCATTAGTTGTCATCTTTTGGATTGCGCAGTGGGTATGTGATTGCCCAAGCAATCAGCGTGCCACCAATGGCGTAACCCACTACTGTCTTTGCTGAACCATCAAGGACAACCCAGGCAATGAACATGCCGAGTAGGGTCCATAGTTGGTCAACCATATCTTTCATTATTTTCTTCATGGTTTTCTCCTATAGGCTGCTGCTCCCGCTGCACCTGCTGCTGTAACTGCAGCCTGTCCAGCGATGACTGATGCAATAATAATTTTTTCTGATTCAACTCTTTCTTCATTTGACATGTCAGCACCGATGCTTGCGATAGCAAGGAGTGCTTGTCCTGGGTCAGTAAAGATTGCAGTAACTAATGCTGCTGGATTCTCTAACACCACAAGGGCTGCTGCTACCTCGGCTGTGATAACAACTGCGTTGCCATCCTCATCTTGACGGACTTCAACTGGTGTAGCAGGTGGCAAATCTTCATAGGTAAGACCTGCCTCTTGGATAGCCTGTGCTGTAACTGGCTCACCTTGTGCTGCTTCAATGATTGCTGCTACGGCAACTGCTACTTCTTCGGGTGTTGAATCTTCTGTTACCACTGGAGGTGGTGTAGGCTCTGGTGTATGAATCAACTCAGGCGTATCTACAACAGGTTCCGCATCATCCGTGCTATCTACGGGGGGTTCAGGAACTACATCTGGTGGAGGCGCAGGCGCTTCGTCAGCAGGCTCAGGAGCAGGCTCGGTAGGTGGTATCTCCGCCTCTGGTACTGGCTCTGGGATAGGTTCTGGTAATGGTTCCACGGCAGGAGGAGCAGGCTCCTCTACGGGTGGAGCAGTCTCCACTGGAACAGGCTCTGGCTCAGGCGCAGGAGGAACTGGCACTGGCTCTGGAACGGGTGCAGGCTCAGGTGCGGGTTGCACTGGTTGAGGCTGAGGTTTGGGCACTGGTTGAGGAGATGGCTCAGGTTGAGGTTGAGGTACAGGAGTTGGTTGCGGCTCTACCGCAGGCGGCGTGGCAGGCACGCTTGGCGCTGGTTCGGGAGCAGGTGTAACGGGTGTTTGATTACTTGTTGTTGCTGTTGATGTTTCTGCTGGGCTGGTCGCTGTCGCGGTATCACTGCTCACGGCAGTGGCAGTCTCAGTTGTTACAGTGGAAGTCTCAGGAGAAGGACTGGCAGTTGCAGTTGGAGTCTCACTCGGAGATGGTTGTGGAGAAGGAGACTGAGTTGGTGCAGGCGAGGCTTCGGCTGTCGGAGTTGGAGATGGCGTTGGACTTGGCTCAGGCGAAGGCGATGGTGACACAGAAGGCTCTGGACTGGGACTTACAGTAGGCGCTATGCCATTGTAATATCTTCCAACACCTGTGTAGTTATCACTGATGTAAGTAGTCCACTCACCACCAAATCCACCTTCACAAAACAATCTTGCGATGTCACCCTTACCATTGAAGTAAGTGTTGTCAGCATCCCAACCTGTGTTTGTGGCATGAGTTTCACCCGCAGGATTAGCACAAATGATTGTTACATTTCTAGCCATTAACTCTGGCGGAACTGCAACTGCTGATGGTAAAAAGAAAAAAGAAGTTCCTATTGTGAGGAACCAGACTGCAAGTAAACGGGGAAGTTTCACTTGTACCTTTCAATTAGTTTTTGCGGTCACACAACATTTCATAGATACGGTCAACGCGTTCTTCAAGTCTGTCAACGGAGTCACGGAGGCTTGAGCCACTATTCGGTCTTAATTCAGAAAGATAATGTTTAACTAGCCATCGCACTGATGCTATAAAAGCACCAACAATAGTAGCAACAGAGACAGCAAGGGCAGCCCAGTCTGTGGGTGTCATATTTAAACTACCGTTCTAGCGATAACTTGTGCAATTCCACCGTATCCAGTGAAACCGCTCTTAGGTGGAGTGGTGCGAGTGAAGGTAACTTGTTCAATAACTGCTTCAATAGGCTCACCGCCTGCGGTGAAGTCCTGGATAACAACTGTTTCACCAGCACCTTCTACTGTTTCTAGTGCATTTAAACGCTGTCTTGCATAGCCATCAAAGCCAATGATGTTACCTAACTTGTCGGTTTCTTTGTCGAAAAGAAGGATTGGAATTTGGATAACGCGAGCGCGTGTAGGAGTAGGCAAAGCCTTAGCGGAATAACCATACATAACAGCGCCAGTCGAAGCAGTCGTTGCGTTACGGTAGAGGTTGAAGCGGAACGCAGCATCAGGTGATACATCCGTAAATACCAAAGCAAGGTCGTAGTCGTATTGTTCAATGTTACCTTGCGCAATAGTAGTGAGTGAGTCTGCAACTGTCTCTTTAACACGGGCAATTTGAATATCTCCTTGCAATGTTTCTGGGTGACGAACACGGATACGCTTCCATGCCTTGTTCTCAAGAGTATCAAAACGAATAAGACCAGTCTCTATAGTTCCAGATTCAACCAACTCTGTGGCATGCTCAACATAAAGCCCAGTGCTTTCTACTGTAAAAGCCTTGCGCCCATCGGCAAAGATTGCAACTGAGTGGACATGCCCAGTCTTTGATGCGGCAACTAAATCTGTTGCGTAGGCATAGCCACCGTTTGTCAATGGGGAACCCAGGTTAATGCGTATTAAGCCAGACTGTCCACCGATGCCAGCATTAACGCCAGCCCATACAAAGTTGTTGGCTGCTGCAAAAGCATAGATGTTTCCAGTATCTTCAAATAACAATGGACCGTATGTAATGTCTCCATTGGTATCTACAACACCAACACGCACGCCTCGGTTAGTTCCTATCATTACATAGGAGCCAAGGTATCCATAGAGGGCTGTTAGTATCTCGCTCTTAGGCAAGAGAATAACGCGTGTCATGGTGGTAAGGGAACCAGTTGCATCAACAGTAATCTTAAGTGCCATGCCTTCGTCACCAGAGAATCCACCAACATAGATTGCGTTGCTTGATTCCGTGACAGCAGTAAAGGTAAAACCAATAGGTAGGGTTGTGCTTCCGTTAACGGCAGTAAGTGTGCTGAGGTTAATAGAGGAGCCTGTGTTGCGTGCTAATTCATATACAAATGTATTCTTACTGACATCTGAATAAGCAAGGATGAAGCGTTGCTTTACATAATTGATTGCAGCCACTGATGCGTTGGCTGTATTGATGGCATAGTCTTGGTGTAGCGCAGGAGATGCAGCATCAAAAGAATAGCGCCATACTTTGGTTGCAGTAACAACCATTAAGTCGTTGCCACCCATGCATGAGAATAAGATGGCTTCTGTGATGGCTGTATTGTTTGCTATGGTGGTTTCAGTAGCACCATCTGCAGATATTTTAATAATGCGCTTAGTATCTGAGGCTGAGTTGTTTACTTGGATAAGAAAGTTGTCAGCGCCGATTGTTGTTGAAAATACTTGAGACTTGGTAGTGCTTGGCTCTTGTAGTGAGGTGTTCTTAAGCAGTGATAATTGTCCAGCAGTCCAAGGGTCAATGCCAGTAGATGATTTGTAACGAAACTTTATCTGCTCTACATCACCTTCCAATGGCTCAGCATAGTTAATGCCTGTGCCTAAATGAAAGGATGACTGAGAGCGAATCCAATAGCCTGAGCCAGAGAGCGACTGCTCACCTGGGTCACGCCCGTTGTCAAAGCGCTGAGTACGAAACTCTGCAGTCTGTCGGCGGTAAGGGGTAGAGTCAGTAATAGCAAAGACAAACGGTAAGCCCGCAATAGCGATGTCAAAGGCATTGCTTGTGATTTCGTAGTATTGAGATACGGAACCAGATAGGTCAATGACTGGGCGTTCGGTAATATGGGGCGCACGGCTAGTTATTGCCACTGTATCTCCTTAGTATATTTGTTCTTCCGCTTCATCTATTGCATCATCTATGTCCCGCATAAGCGGAACTATGTCGGTTACTAATGTATCCATTTAATTACAGAACGATTGTTGCTGCTTCTGCTTCTGTAAGAGGTGTGCCTGCTACCAACTTAGCCTTAGCAGATGCCTTGAGCGCAGCAAGTGCTGTTGCTGCTGCTGCTTGTTCTGCTTCTTTTATTGCGTAGGCTGCTGCATCTACTTCTAATTGAGCAAGTTCTGCTGCTGTAAAAGGGCGGAGGATTTCTTCTCCAGTTGTGCAGTTCTTCTCAAGAACCATTGGTGTGTCTGTTGTCATTGTATCTCCTTATGATTGTCGTATGCCGTATAGGTATGCTGATGAGTATTGTTTTAAGTTGTTGCCCGTTGCTGCTGCTATGTCAATTCTTGTAATTGCAGCACCGCCTGATGTTCCCCATCTCATAGCACGAACATCCATCAACGCTCCTGCCGCATTATTTTCTGTTGTACTAAATGCAAGATAAGGTTTGACTGTGTTGGCATCCGTATAGTTTGGTATAAGGATTTCGTGTGAAGAAAATATATTAGCAGTAGCCAAATCTCCGTTTAGGTATCCTGATTCACCACTATAACCTTGACTGTAAGTGTTTCCATAACCATAAAAAAATGTGGAATTATTATTTGTCACTGCAGTTTCACCATTAAATGTAAGTTTTAAACCATCATCTGCAGAGTTAGTTCTAGCACTTCTTAATGACATAATCAACAATAGACTTGCATACCCAGATGGAATAGATGTCAGCGATAGTGAACCCACTGCACCAGATGAAGCAATGCTGCTGCTAATAAACTCGTATCCTTTAGCCATAGTTATGCCGCCTTAATTCCGTATAATGTAAATTGTGAACCCGAAAGCATAGCGTTTCCAGTAGGGCTACTAAAAAAAATACTTATAGATGAGATAGCAGAATATGAACGCCAACTATTATTATTTATTTCAACACCATAACCAACATCTCCGCCAAGAGATACTATGTTTTTATATGTATTTGTATTAGAATAATTTAATATGTGGATATATTCAGTTCCACTTGGACCTGGGTTTACTGATGTAAGAAATCTTGCATTTGCTTCATTTTGTTCTCTGCTTGAACCAGTAGTAGAACCATCACTACGCAAGTTAGTTTGAGAGTGAACAGAACCTGCAGCGCCACTGTTGAAATCAAGTTTAAAAGCATTTGCTGCTGGACTTGTTGCTGCCATACGGCATACAAGAACTAAGTCAGTATAAGTTGCTGGGATAGATGAGAAGGTAACAACATTTGTTGAAGAACTTAATGTTGTGTTATTGATTGGTACATAAGTTGGACCTGCAGCCATAGCCGTTACCCCTTAATTCCGTAGAGAGCGATATTGGTATACTGTCCCCAGTTATAGGTCTGAGAAGCAAATAAATCTATTTGGCTAATAGCATTATTTGAACCTTGCCAGACACCAGAAACTATGCCAGCACGACCAGGAGCAGGAGAGGTTGCTCCATTTAAATCACAACCACCAATTAACTTTAATGTTTTAAGTTTATTTGTATTTGCATAGTCTGGTATTTGAATAATTGCTCCACCATTAGAAATACCACCACTTCTTACCGTACCAATACAAGGAGAACTATTGATTGTGCTAACAGAAACACCGTTTCCAAAACTAGGCGTAGTTCCTCCACCCTCTCCAATTATGAAGTGATAAGAATAATTGTAGCCAGTATCTCCATTGATTCTTATATTGTAGTCATCAATAATATTGTCGGTTCTATTGCTATAACCCCAAAGTCTAATTTCAAGATGCTTAAAGGTTGCTGGAATAGATGTAAAACTTGCAGTTCTAAGTCCACCAGAACCTACAGTAATAGTTTGTATAGATTCATAATCGCTTGTAATTGCAGATTCTGCAAACTTACCCCATCCAAATCCCTTAGCGGATTGCGTTGTTAGCAATGGCATAACTACCCCCTATTAAGCAAACTTAGTTTGTGTTTCAAGCACAGTAAATGTAGCAGATGCTGTCTTAATGATTGTAAATACATAGGCATCAATAGATGATGCGTTACCAGCCGTGATTGCTACTGGAACCTTTGGGGTTACAGTAGTTCCATCAATCTGGATTGTGCTTGGATAATAAGCAGTTGCACCATTGGTGTTAAGCCATACTACGGTAATAGCATCACCAACCGCTAGAGCAGTATTCAAAGACCCTGCTGTAGCATTGTATCTAATGTTAAGTGTGTGGTTGGCTGTTGCGTTAGATGTGTAGTACCAGATAGAAGCAGTTTCAACATTTAAGTTGATTGTTCCAGTTGCAGCAGAAGCCACAACATTTACATCTTCCTCAAGTCCTCGAACTACTGTATCTTCAAGGGTTCCACCCTTTGCTCTAGCAAGAGGGTATCCACCTGCTAAGGCTCCATCATGTACTACTACTGTGTCCTTATCGGTATCTACTGTCAATTCGCCAAGTAGACCTGTAAAGGATGCATGTTGTGCTGTTGTGCCTCTACGGCGCTGAAATGCAAATGGCATTAGATTGTTCCCCAATCGGATAGGTTAGACCATGAAGCGGATGTTCCATTGTTTGTTAAGAAGTAGCCATTAACTCCTGCGCTAATGGCTGGGATGTAACCTGCAGCAGCCGTTGCCGAAGCAGCAGCCGATGTAGCGCTGGTAGCAGCAGCGGTTGCTGATGCAGCAGCGGATGTAGCAGATGTTGCTGCAGCGGTAGCACTGGCAGCAGCACTTGTTGCACTTGTCGCAGCAGCCGAAGCGCTAGATGCCGAAGCAGTAGCACTGGTTGCTGAAAGTTGTGAGTGATATTTAGCAGAGTATTCTCCGCCTGCAACTGGACCAGATGTAAGTGTTGCCCAATTGTTTGCAAGTGTTGCACTTGCTGCAGAACTTGTTGCGCTAGTTGCAGCCTGACCAGCGGATGTAGATGCTGTTGCCGCTGAGTTAGATGCAGTTGTTGCACTTGCTGCAGCGCTAGTTGCAGATGTAGCAGCAGCGGTAGCACTTGTCGCTGCCGATGATGCAGATACAGCAGCCTGTGAAGAAGATGCCGATGCATTGTTAGCACTTGTATTAGCAGCAACGGCGCTTGCAGCAGCATTAGTTTCGCTAGTAGCAGCAGAACTTGCACTGGTTGAAGCGCTTGATGCGCTAGTTGCTGCGGCGGCGGCAACAGTTGCAATGTTGATATAGGTAGTAGTTGTCGTGTCGGTTGTTGTAATATCACCCATATCACGGACAAGACCAGAACCTGTTGTACCAATAATGTTTGTATATGAAAGGTCAGCGCTAGATGCTGATGTTGCTGCACTTGATGCGCTTACCGCTGCACTTGCTGCAGATAGAGCCGCAGCGGTAGAAGATGCACCAGCGCTAGATGCCATTGTGTCAATGTAAGATTTGTTGGCTGCATCGGTAGATGCTGTTGGAGTTCCAAGACCAGTAATCTTGTTTGTACCCATTGCAATAGCGCCAGTCATTGTGCCACCTGCTAGTGACAACTTGGCTGCTAGAGCATTGGTCATTGTTGTTGCAAAGTTTGGGTCATCGCCAAGAGCCTCTGCCAACTCGTTGAGAGTATCAAGAGTTCCAGGTGCTGAGGCAACAAGATTAGATACCTGAGTATCTACATATAATTTAGTTGCTGCATCTGCGTTTGCAGATGGTGTTGCAAGTCCTGTTACCTTGAATCCACCAGCAGCAAGGTCGCTACCCAGAGTATCGCTAGAAAGAGTTTTGTTAGAAATCGTTTGTGCTGCATCAAGAATTGCCACAGTTCCTGTGACATTTGGAAGCGTAATAGTGCGGTCAGCAGTTGGGTCAGTAACCGTAAGCGTTGTTTCAAAAGCATCGGCAGTTGCTCCTTCAAATACAATGCTTGCATCTGTCAGTGTTAGCCCTGATACAAGTGGGGATGTAAGTGTTTTGCTGGCTAGAGTTTGTGTCTTAAGTGTTCCAACTACATCACCTTCGCCAGTAGAAATACCGTGAACATGTGTGTCCACATTGTTGAGGATGCTTGTGTCAGATACAAAGCCGCGTGCAGCGATGTGTGTCTGGAGTTCCTTGAACTCGCGGGCTGAGATACCGTGGCGAATAGTTGCACCCGCTGAGTGTGCTACAGCCTGTGTGTTGTCCTGCCCACGATAAACTTGGAGTGTGGTTCCAGCGCCGCCATAGACAGTGACTACTTCTTCCTTGTTTGTATCAGGGTCTACAATGAGTGAATAAGGAAACGATGATGGGAATCCTGATACTGAGGCTATAACAAACGATGTGTTTGCATCACCTTGAGATTGAGAAGCAAGAGCAGCAGTAAGAGTTGTCTCTACTGCAATGGCGGAATAGTTCCGCTTTAGTGTACCTGGGTCGCCTGCTGCCATTTATTTACCTATCTTTGATAGTGGGAACGAGTTGGATATTGACGGCGCTGATTCTCAGCAACTTCATTTAAACGCTGTTGATAAACATTAAACAAGAAGCGTGATGTTGATTCACCTGTGCGAGCGCCTTGCTGCATATCGAGAGCATCGGCTGATGCTGACTGAGGTGCAAGGCGTGATGGGTCAATGAAAGAAACCATACGAAACGCTGCTCCGTAGATAACTACATCTTCTGCATAGTTAGGCAACCCTGTCCAAGTTGAGAACTCTTGGTCACCGTCTGTGAATACTGTTGGGCGCTTGCCGTAAGCCACATTGACTTTACGACCTGGCATGATTGGACTAAGAACGCTTACGCTCTTACCCAGTTCACCTGCCGTACCGAAGGCTGTTGGATTAGCCATACGGTCAAAGTTATACGCACGAACAGGAAGCCACTCTTTAGATGGTCCGATTGTTTCGTGTGTGATATTAAGAATCTGCTCTGCTGAATCTGGCAAATCGTATGTTGTGCGGTTAGCGATATAAGTAAACTCTGTCTGACCTACGCCAAATATGTTTGGATACATTGCATTAACGGTGTCGTTAATAGCACGCTTAATCTCATTGCGTGGGAATAGCGGAGCAACAGTTACCTTTGCATTTGTTGCATGCGCTGCCGCAGCAGTACCACGCTGTCCTCTGCCCCAAGGGGAAATGGTTACCTGGCTGTTGGCTGGGTCAATAGAGTGAACATGAAGAATCTCATCGTCAATCTGGATAAACCCACGACCAAGGACTCCGACATCGTGAAGGGTAAGAGTTTTTGAGGCGGCAGTAGCAGAGGTAGTAAGCCATGTGGTTGCCTCTGTAGCAATGGAGTATCCATGAAGGAGCGTGTCAACACGCTCAGCCAATGCATTAAATGTACTCATAGGTTAATACTCCTTAGGGCATCCACGGCAGACTTGCCTGTGGTTCCAGCCAGTTCATTACATACTGCGGTCAAGCCCTTGAAGTCATTTGGGGTACGGCTTGTGCTTGCCTTGTAGTTCAAGGCTCCAAGCAATCCTTTGCCAGTAGTTCCTGCATAGGCGTTAGCAGCCCCCAGTAGCCCTTTAAAGGCTGCTCTATCTGTGACTCCAGCCAGACGGTTTAACTCACCGACTAGCGTGCTTCCTGCTACTCCTGTTGCCATTACTTACCCTTTCGCTTTGCTGCTGCGTTGTCAACAAGGTTTGGGTATGGTCGCCCAGCCTTCTTAGCCATTGCCTTAGCCTTAGTTTTCTGGGCTGGTGTTAGAGGGGTTGACTTCTTGTTTGGATTCTTCTTATCCCAAAATGCTTTCTTCATTACCACTTCACCTTATCTGCCCAGTACGCTGCGCTCATCTTGCCCTTGGCAATGTTCTTCGCATGGCGTGCTTTAAATGATGCTTGTCGTGCTGTTGGCTTCTTATCGCCAGTGACACCCTGTTGACCAAAGCGAATAGTCTTAACCTGCTCTCCCGACTTTGCTACAACTACATGTGACTTTGTTGGGTGGCTAGGCGTACGCTTTGGTTTATTAAACCCTGATACTCCTGCTCGCTTTAATCTTGGGTCTGCCATTACTTCTTCTTCTTTGCCATCTTTGCTTCGCTCATTGCGATAGCGACTGCCTGCTTCTTGGACTTAACAACAGGTCCACCCTTACCAGAGTGTAGGGTTCCGCGTTTAAACTCACCCATAACCTTCTTGACTTTTGTAGCCTTCTTAGTCATCTTCATTGTTCATCTCCTGTGCTGGCTTTGCAGCGATAGAGTTGTACTTGTTTGCATCAGCAGAGGCTGGCTTATTAACTGCGCTTCCGCCAACACCGTAAGGTGTCTTGGTTGAATAACATCCGCACTCGATGCACATTACTTCTTCTTGCCCATCTTCTTTGGAGCAGCCTTCTTCTTTGCGCCGTATTCTTTCATGCGCATAGCAGGACCTTCTGTTTTTTCGTGCTTCTTCTTTGCTGCCATTGATGTGTACTTCTCGCCTTTAACTGACATTATTCATCCTCATCTTCTTCATAGTCGTTGCCTGATATTTTTTCTAACGGTTTGATTGGAAGAATCCAATCTGGGTAACTCTCTTTATCTGACATAAGCCAGAAGGCATGAGTCTCAGTAAATCCTGCTTTTCTTAATGACTTGAAATACTCGTTAAGGGTAATCGCATAGGCATCAAGAGCGGAGTAAGTATCTAAATCTATAACTTTTTTCTGTCTTACGACAGGTTTTTTCTTTGGTGCCATGGTTTCCTCCCTTAGTTTTTAAATGAGTTAGTGTTTCCATCAAAGGCTTTACCAGCCTTATTGGAAAGGTCTACTGCTGCTTGTATTTTAGCCATTGATGTTCCAGTTGGCTGGATGCCTTGCTTTCTAGCATCTCTATACGCTTGCAGTTCTGCTTCAAATTTTTTCTTAGGCATACTCGCTGATGAGTTTGCATCGCCTGTCCCGAACTCTAGGTTCGATGCTCGCAGACACTCGCCCCAATTAGCGTGGTCTTGCGTTGGACAGCCCGTTCTACATGCCATTAAATTGCCTCCAGGTACTCCCCGTAACCTGCTGAGGTTAAACGGACTGCGGCTTCATCATCTACTTCATAGATATGCCCGCCTAAATAAACTTCTTCTGCTGCTATTACTTCCGTAAGCGATGGGTATCTGTAGGAGGAATACACGCCCTGCGTACGGAGAACTGAAATGCCTTGATGTAGTGTCATGCGAGAAAACAAAGGACCGCCACCTGCTGGGGTTTCTTCAACTGTTGGTGTTGTAAATCTATACATGTTATGTCCTTAGTTAGAGGGGAGCAGAGCCGAAGCCCTGCCCCCCGTTGCAACTACAATGCTGCGATTGAAGAACCTGATTCAATGCGGTATAGAGATTCTTCGCGGTAGCGAGAGAATCCAAGTACGCCGTACCAACCGATTGGTCGGAAACGCATGAGTGAATCTGTAACTGGTCCGATAACAACATTTGGCTCAACTGCTACAGCCTCTGCAAGTGCCTGCTTACCGCACAAGATTGTGCTGTAAACGCGAGTTACTGGAGTTACTGTAACAACAGTTGTTGCTGTTACTGCAGCAGTATTTGCTACAGTAAGAGTAAATGTTGTTGTTGAACCTGTGGTTGAGATTGCAGAAATCTTGGCTGTTGAAGCAATGCCTGTTCCTGAAACCTTATCGCCAACTTCTGCGCGAGTAGCAATAACCGCAGATGAAGCAACACCAAAAGTAAATCCTCCTGATGTTCCAGCAACAGTTACTGCTGTTGTTGCGAGTGTTGACTGGTCTGCACCTGACTTAGCAGAATACATGCGGTTAGTTTCAACAAAGAAAGCACCTTCGTATGTACCGATGGTTCCAGCCCAGAGGTTACCCTGACCTGAATCTGTAAGTGAGTGAATATCACGCCAACCCACACTGCCTGTCTCAGCACGAAGGTCGTGTGAAACTTCTGGGTGGATGCCTGTCCAGTAGAGGTTACCCTCGCGTGGTACAGCCTTGCGTGTGCGCAATTTTGCAACTAACTTGCGGATGTCTGCAGAATCAATAGTTGATGCTGCTGTAACGGTTGCTGTTGATGTCGCTGTTGCTCCACCATACTGAACATAAGTTCCGCCGTTAAGTGCTGACATTGCGAGTTGGTCAATGGAGTCTGCCATGTTATAGGCAATGATGTCTGCAACTGCTGGGTCAACATCTGAAAGTGAGAATAACTGCAACTTGCGTGTAACAAGTGCGCCGTTACCCTTTTCTTCTAGTGTGACAGAAACGGTTGATACATCTGGTAATGCCACTGCTGTGACATCTGTGGTTTCTCCGAGTGTTGAAGTAGCAGCCGCCAAGTCGTTGTAGAGTGAGAATACAACGGTTGAACCTGGCATGGCTTGCTGTGCTGGGCGCTTGTCTGCCACTGAACGAATCATTGGCTGGCTGCGCAGAGCGAACTCAACATAGCGGTCATACGCTGTCTTGATAAGACCAGCGATTGCTGTTGTGTCTGTATATGCCATTTAGTTCACCTCCTAAGGTGATTGGTAGTTTGTAAGTTAGTTAATACCAAGGATGGCGTTCAAAGCAGCGGGACCTTCTGCGGATAGAATCTTTGCTAATGCATCTTCATCAATCGTTGGCGCTGCTGCGCTGTTGATTGTGTTGGCGATTCTCTTTGCAGCAGATACATCTTCGCTGTCTTGTTTTGCTTCTTCTGGCGGGGTAACCCCAAAAATATCGCCATGTTCATTGAGCCATCCTGAGATTGCTTCTTCTCCCTCAATATCTTGTGGGATAAATGCTGCGATTTTTGGGTTGATACCCTTTGCTGTCAGTACATCCTTGACTGTACGCTGACGAGTCTGAATTTTCAGACCGTTAGCCTCTGCCTCAAGTTCCTTTAAACGCTTTTCGAGCGTACGGTTTACTTTCCGTAGTTGCTTAACGACATCTCCACCTTCTTCGGTGAAGTCATCTTCGTCATCGTATTCGTAATTGGTAGCCATCTACCTATCTCCCTTGTTAGTTGTATTCGCAATCCACAAACGCGGTTCGGGGAAACCATGTCGGCTATTGCTACCAGACTATTACGCTGACGGGGCTGGTGGGTCCGTTCAGGATTCTATTTATTGGTTCGTAGTGCTTTTCAGCGAAGTAGAACCAACGCCGCTTGAACCGCCGAAACGATACTTCGTTTCTCTTTCGGCTCTGCGTTGTGAA